AATTTCAGTGTCCAAAACGGAAGCCTTTGTTACGTTAATTTCATTATACACTGAAGTAGCAAAATCTGCATTATCTCCTATAGCCGCCGCAATTTCATTAAGCGTATCTAGGGCTCCAGGAGCTGAATCTATAAGATTGGTGATTCTGGTATCAGTATAAGCGTTTGCGGTTGTTACAGCCCCAGCAACGGCTGTTGCAGTGGCATCTACGGCTCTCTGGTTAGTAAAGTATTTATTATTTGCACCTTCAGATAATGAATCTGTAGTTCTTGCTAAAAAGTCTGAGGCAAATGTAGTTGATGAGTATGGTGTTACCCATGTTGTAGCATAATCATTTGTTGAAGATTTGGCTGGAACCTGCCCAACTGTACCGCCAGTTGGAAGACCAGGGCCAGAAGGTCCAACAGGTCCAAGCGAAATTTCTACCCAATAAGTTCCATCATATGTATAGAAGTGTGGATCTACGTTATTAAACCAAAGATCGCCTTCTGTGTATGTGGATGGTGGGTTTGACCCAATGTGTACTGCTGCTCCGCCGCCAGATCCAACTTCGACCCAGCCTGTAGCGGTATAAACTCTAAAATTATTTGTTGTGGTGTTTAGATAAAAATCACCAAGCTTTGGGTTAGCAGGATTAGTTGCTAATGATATTGCATTTAACGGGACTAATCTTTTTATAGAAGACATTTATATTCTCCTTATCCCGTAATTACTACCCGATATGCTCCCGCTGATGGTGCTACTGCAAATGTCAAGGTCACGGCAGATGTGCTTGTTCTTGCTACACCAGTTTCTACTGACTCGTATGTTGATGCATCATAAACCTGAACAGTAACGTCTCTTGAACCGAGATTGTGGGTTACTGCAATTGATGTTGCTGATCCATCACCGATAACTGCTGTATACTTTCTAGCAATTGCATGGTAATTTGTTCCATCATTTGTGACTGTCCAGTTATCATTTGTTTCATTCCATAGAACTTCAACATCTGCTTCTGCACCACGTTCAACTCTGATTCCAGCGTCTGCAACTGGTGTACCAGTAAAGTCTGTATTAAGGTTTACCTTATTATCAACAATGTTTACCTGTGTTGTATTTACAGAGTTGATTGTTCCAGTTACGTTTAAGTTACCGCCAACTGTAAGGTTGTTTGTAATTGTAACATCGTTTGGAAGACCAATTGTTACGCTTGCGCCTTCTGATCCAGAACCACTAACTTCGATTTCGTTAGTTGTACCAGAAATTCCAGCTACATAATTTCCTGTTGTTTGTGATCCAAGATTAACATTCTTTACAACTACAGCACCATTAGTTACTGTAAAGTCATCGCTTGAGAAGCTTGCTACACCCTTAGTTGTATATGTTGCATCTTTTGCAGAAATTGTTACTGTGTTATTTGTAATTGCAGTATCAATTGGATCTGTTCCAACAAATGTTAGTGTATCTGAAAGTAGATTTACTGTATCTGTTCCAGTGTCGCCTGCAATTGAAAGTGTTGTTGCTACTGCTACAGTTCCCGCAGCAGTCAAACGACCTTGTGCATCTACTGTAAATGTTGGGATCGCTGTTTGTGATCCATATGAACCTGCTGTAACGCCTGTGTTGGGAAGGTCAACGTTAACTGCAGCTGTTTCAGATCCTGAACCAGTTACTGTGATTGTACCGCCTGAAGACGCTACAGTTGCTACATAGTTACCAGTTGTATCTGTACCTAGGGCGATGGAGTTTGCGTTTACTGTGGCATTAAGTGTTACGTTTCCATCTACATCTGTTGTTGCGGTACCACTAAGGTCTCCGCCAAGAGTAATTGAGACAAGACCAGTTGCTTGCCATGTTGTTCCATTGTAATAATAAAGCTTATTGTTAGAAGAGTTATAGAATACTCTTCCCTTGAATACCGATTCTGAGCCTGACGCTACTGTTGGATTAGAAGTCGCATTTTCAATACGAAGCTTCTGGATTTCCAACCCCGTCATATCAATCGGTGTTAAAAATTTACGTGCCACTTATATAACTCCTAGGTTTTTCAAATTACGACAGATATGCCTTCCCAGAAAACTCTGCCGCAAAACTAATTATAACAGTATTATCATTCTGGTACTGGACATGCCCTTCCACTTGGTTTCCATTATTATCTACTACGGTAACGTTTGGCTTAAAGGCCAATTTATGCATTGAAAATGGGATAGTCCATGTTGTAGACGAGATTAATTGCTCGTAGGCATATACTGACTCTGGGAGGGTAAATAGATCAACTGGAGTTCCCCAGTTTCCTGCATAGGTGCGTGGACCATACATTAAGTAGTCTGGCAGCTTGAGGTAGAAATCTCCTTCTACTGCATCTGCTGGAAATGTTGAAGTTGGTGTCTGGGTTCCACTTAGGATTGATTTACCTCTAGGACCTGGTTGCCCAGTATCAGAGATGATTACTTCATTCTCTGTTGTGGTAATGTCGATAATATTAGAATTATCAATGTAATTTACCATTAGACTACTGTCACCGCCCTAGAAACTTCTAGCCAACCTTCCACAAGTCTTGTGAGCTGGCCTGTTGGTATATGTTCAACAACTAAATCGTATGCTGATTTTGGATATGCAAACTTTGATGTTTTGTCTGGAGTAGCATTAACTTCAATTTTTCCCTGGAGGGGAGTAACAGTAATGCCATTACCTTGAGTCAAAGAAGCTAATACTTTCTTTGAGCCTGGTGCAGATTTGATATCCATAAATACACGATACTGTGTTAAATCAATTGGATCTCCGTCGGGATCTTTATAAATAATGGTAAAGGTAAAGTTGGTAGATTGATCTACCTTAAAATTTTTAATACCAGCCATTAATTAATCCCTCCAGATTAATTCAATTTTATCACAAAAACAGTTCTATGCTGATGTAGTGGTTAGGTCTACTACTTCGCAGTTATCTGCGCTGCAAGCGAAGGTCTGGCTTCCAGAAGTCATGTCTTCCTTCTCATAAAAAGCCAAATCTGACCAATTAATGCCTGAAGGCATTTTAGCCAATAGCTCTAAATACTCAACCTCAGAACATTCTTGGTAAGGTGCTTGCTTATAGGTATGGTCTGAGTAAGGTAGGAATGAAATTCCAGATACCTCATCAAAGTGTTCGTATACCCATGCGCCTACTGCCATCCACTCGTCATCACGAACTGAAACAGTGATTGATGGCTTATGCTCACACCACGCTCTCTGATATACCAACCAAATATTTAGGTGGTCAATAGCAGTTAGGTCATTTCTAATAATTGCGCCCTCTGGTGCCTTTACTGGGAATGAAAATACTGTTGTAGAGTCTGGCTTCATAAAGTCTGGCTCATTTGGAACTTCATATGCCTTCATTAGCTCTGTAAGAGGATCTTTATTGTCCGCTCTTACTGTACGAACATAATATTCGCTGTGCCATGGGTGCATTCCTGAAGATACGCCTACAAGTTGTGAGACGGTTCCAGAAGGCTTTACGCAAGTAATCGCTGCGGAAGCAGGAATATTGATTGATGCCGCTTCCTCTGTATTGATTTCACGAGCATACTCACGAAGTCTTTCTAGGAATCCTTCTAGATCTTTTAGGTTTTCCTTTCCAGACATGAACTTATGTCCAAACTGGCCTGTTAGGGAAACTCCTAGTAGTCTTTCTTCTTCTGTATTATCTTTCCAGATCTTACGAAGATACTTAAAGTCTGTAAGAGTAGATTGCCATGTGCCAAGGATTGTAGCTAGTCTTACCTTGTTAGCAATTGTCTCTTTTGTGTCATGCTCACGAATAACAACTTCTGACAAGTTGCAGAATTGGTATGGACGAAGAATAATTTCTGAGCAAGGATTCGTACCGTAATGTATCTCTGGATCTCTGCGACCCCATCGAGATGCTTGCTTCTGTGCTGCAGCAACATTGTAAATACCACGCTCTCCTGACTTTGAGTCATAGAGATTCTTCCATTCAGCAATAAACTGTTCCATCTCTGGCTTACGAGAATATGCAACTGAATTGTTTGAGAGTGCACGTTGTGAATTGTTCTCCCACCAGTTACCAGTTTTTGCTTGTGCCATTTCAATGTCGTTAATGTTTGAAAGAGAAATCATAGCAGAACGACGAACGCCACCTACTACAACAATCTCACCAATCTTGCACATAATGTCATGGCATTCAATTGGCTTTAGTTGACGACCAGTTGCATTCTTAAACTTTGCAATTGTAAAATCAAAAAGGTTAACTAGTGGCTGTGGTCCAGATGAACGTCCACCCATTGTCTTAAGTCTAGCTCCTGCTGGACGCAACTTAGAAACATCAATTACTGGAATCTGTCCTGCCCACAACATAGCAAGTAGTTCCTTGTATGCCTTTGCCCAACCCTGCTTAGAATCTTCTACTACAATTGTAGTTGTTGTCTTTTCTAGCTTCTCTGGAACGGCGGGAAGTTTATTGATGTACTTATACTCTACAGAGAATCCAACACCTGTACCACACATTAGAATATACATTGTTTCATCAAATGATCTTGGTGAATCTACTGGAACAAATGAGCAATTGTATCCTGCTACATTATCTCTTTCAAGTGCTGCTCCAGCAGTCATGACAGAACGCATTGATGGCATGATGTCAAGATTATAAACTGCTTCACGAAGTTCTTTAAGTAGTTCTGGCTTTGGAGTATATCCATGATTTTTACCTAAGTGGTTTGTCATGAATCCAAAGTATCGATCTACAGTTTCACCCCAGGTTTCTCTACGATTCTCTGACTCTATATATCTTGCATAGCGAGATAGAGCAATAAATTCCTGATAAGGTGATGGTAACGACATTTTTGTGAAACTCCTTCTAGTGCCTTCTGGCACTTAATAAATTTTTTGTTGAGATACAATCTTACCACAAGCTTTTACGAGTGCGGAAGTGTTTATGCAATGTTTTTTAAATGGGAAAAAGCTTTTTCGGTTAAGGTAAGCCAATCATATTGTTTATACATTTCATCTAGATTACTCAGGGCAGTTTCAACATACTGATCATATTTATAAACAACTTCTGTCATTAAATATTTTAAGTGGTCGACATCTGGATGAAACATTTTTCCTGGAAGCATTAATGGCCAAGGAGAATCTCCAAGTGTTGACTGTAGCTTTAGGGTTATAAATTCTTTATATGGTGCCCAAGCCTCTGTGCAAATTACTGGCATTCCCGTCGCCATTGCTTGAATAGGAATAAAACCAAAACCCTCTCCATAGGACGGGTAGATCAAACAGTGATGGGAATGCATAAGCATAACCAACTCTTCATCAGACATTTCTTTTGAGACAAACTTAATATTAGGATATTTAGAGAAATCAACTCTTTCGCCAAACATATCATAAACCCTTATTGTACTTGTCTCATGACACTTTACAGTTAATTCGACATCAGGGTTATTTCCAAATGTTTCTATAAATGTTTTTACAGTTAAACTTCCACCTTTTCTCTCTGATGGTTCACCAATGTGTAAAAATCTAAACTTTGATCCAACAGTTCTTTTTGTAGAATTCTTCCATACGTCATGCAGTCCATGCTTATAAATCTTTATTGGTCTTGTTACACCCTGCTCTTTATATACCCAAGCATTGAAAGCGCATGTAGCCCATACTTCATCACACCGATTCATATTTTCTTTCCAGAAATGAGGCAAAAGGGTTGACTCCCAGGGTGTATATCCGATAGTATATTGAGTGGGCCTGTTGTATTTGTATGCGATGGGTGATATGAAATTAAGCTGAAGGTCAGCTTTAGCGTTGTTTGGAGTGACCAAATGACCTAATTTCTGAAGGGAAGTGATTATGCCCATGCTGGCCTGGCCGTATCCAACGGCGGGATTATATCCAGATTCGGATGTAAAAAAACTTATATGCAAGGGGTACTACCTTTCGCTTCAGAATATTTTCAGTATATCACAAAGATTTTTTAAAAAAAAGTCTTGACAAGGTACAAGAAAGAGGTTATTATAATAATATGAGTAAAAACCTAAGTATTAGGTTACTTAGTTATTTATTAATATTTATATTAGGAATTAATATTACTCCTAGTATAGATTTTAGTAGATATACAAAAGAACCGTTAAAAAAGGTAAGTAACTTAGAAGATTTAAAGACTACTCGTGAATATCAGGAGTACCTTGAATCTTTAAAGAAAACCATGGAAATTGTGAAAGCTAGAACTAATAAGCTTGAGCAATTTAAAAAGGCTAAGAAGTTAACTGACGAAGACCTTGCTATTTTATTGTATTTAGTAGGCTTTGAAGGTAATGAGCTTAAAAAGGCCTGGGCTATCGCAAAAACGGAGTCCAATGGCCGCCCCGTGGCATATAATGGTAATACAAAGACTGGAGATAGTTCTTACGGGATTTTCCAAATCAATATGATTGGAAGCCTAGGGCCAGAGCGTCTTAAGAAGTTCGGGCTTGATAGCAATAAGGAGTTGCTAAATCCAGTTACCAATGCAGAAGTTGCATTTCATATGTCTAAGGGTGGAGAAGATTGGTCCTCATGGACTAATTCAATCCAGAAAGCCAAAACATGGGTACTTAACTTCCCTAAAGTGGATCTAACCCCTTATAAAATACCAGTCGAAGCTTGACATTCGGTAAAATCAAATGATACAGTTAATCTATGCAAATAGATAACACTGGGGTAATTGATATCAGAGTCGTAAGACAGTGGCTTGATACTCGCACAGACTTTTCACATAATGTTTCGTGCAGTGTCAAGCTACTTTCTGGTTTTGACGATAACGGTGTGTACCTGTTTTGCCTAGAATGTAATGATAGAGTGTATATAGGACTGGACACATACAAAACAATGGAACGAGAATTAAATGGCTGAAGAAAACGATAATATTTTACTTGGAATCTATATACAACTATCAAGAGTGTATGATATGCTTATGATTATAGCCGACGGTGTTGGTAAGGGCGAAGAAGCCTTAGAGATTAGAAATCTTCATGCAGAAGGTAAGATCCTTACACCACCGCCATCACTAGTGGAGGATGAAGATGCCTAAATATTTCGTAACATTGAATCTAGAAGTAGATATCAACAAAGTCGACAATATTGATTCCATCATCGATTCTTTCGATCTTCTCGGTTCTGCTGAAAACACAGAGGTGTTAGAGGTGTCAACTGAAAAGGCAGAAGAATACGAGGATGACTTCGAAGACGAAGAGTATTAAAAAATAATCCCCCAGGATTTCTCCTAGGGGATATTTTTTTAGAGCTTATTAGCCCTTTAGAGCCTTGAATGTTTTTTGATCAACAATACCAGTCTCTGGAAGACCTTTGGCCTTCTGATAAGCCTTTACAGCTTTTTCTGTTGCAGGACCAAACTCGCCGTCAGCCTTAAGTTTTAGTGCAGTTTGAACAACTTTTACTTTTTGTCCTTTTGCACCAACTTTAAGATCAACGAACTGTGCTGGCACAGCAGGTGCTTTTGGTGCCGCTGGCGCAGCAGGTGCTGCTGGAGCGTCAGAAGATCCAACTTTAGATAGTAGTGGTAGGTTTTCTTCTCCAGCATAAACTGGACGTCCCCAACCAACTACAGCGTTAATTAGTTTCTTCTTATTATTCTTTACGTATGCACGAGTTTTCTCTACGCACATTCCGCCATTTCTTTGATCGCCCTTAGCAGTTCCTGAAGTGTTACCTTCGATAACTTGAATTGTTCCATCACCGTTATTCTTGATGCAAAGTCCAACGTGTGAAATTCTGTTGACTCCATCATCTGGGAAATCGAAATAAATCCAATCTCCTGGTGTAGGATCATCGTTACGAGCATCTGCCCAACGATTATTCTTCTTAAACCAATCTGAAGCTGCAATGGTTGCTGCAGTCTTTGGGTACTTCTTTGCGTCTAGGCCTGCAGTAAATGCACACCATGAAACGAAAGATTGGCACCAAGGCAAGAAGTTTGCACCAGTCCATTTACCATACTTGGTTTCGTTATCTTTAGGTCCCTCGATAGTTCCTACTTCTTTTTTAGCAACTTCAATGATTGCTTCTAGAGA